CTAAGAAAATAAAAGGTAAACGCGTTGCCCTTTCTGAAAAGGAACTCAAGGCAAAAATTCGAAGAAGGAAACCACCTGCGTTAGAAATACAGGTTCGCGAAACGAGAAAACTTTTGCGTACGTGTAGTTCTTTGCTCGGTGACGTCGAAAAACGTAAAATTCCACCGGCGCCTCCTGTACCACCCCGCCGTCTTCCTCCTCGTCCTCCTGTTCCTAGTAGTAGTCCACGGGTACGTCCAATGGCGAGTAACCCTCGTGCAAATTTAATGAAGGCGCTCAAAGCAAACCTCGAAAGGCGTGGTATCAGACAAAAGTTAAACCAAACTTCTTAGAAATGATTTTCTTAGCCCCTTCGAGTGTTGGGTAACTCCATAAGAGCCAACGCGACCAAAACCCAGCGGTATAGATACCTGATTTCGTCCAGTTTTCTTTATCGCTTCGCGTAACGTCTAACATGTTTTTGTGAACGAGTCTACGATCGGTTTGTTTTTGGACTATATGAGGAACGTAACCACCGTGGCGTATGACGTACGAACGCATACGTAAAGGATCTTTGTGTTTCGTATAATCCGTGTACCCTTTACCCCCAAAATCGACTATTTTACCGTTTTCAAACGTGACTCTAAACTTTTTATCAAAACGCGGACTTTTTTTTAAATGAACTCGCATGTACTATTGTTTAATAATATTTTTTATTTTTGCATAACGTTTTTGTGGTTGTAATCCAAGTGTTGAATCCTTTCTATTTTTTCCTTTTTGTGGTTGTGGTTTTGACCAAGTTTTTTTTTTGAACAGAATTATTTTCAAGAATTGTATTCAATCTTCGTTGAACTTTTGTTTGATTCGCTCTAAATGTTTTTTTTTGTGGTTGCTGAACGGTTGTTTTACCACCACTACGAACTTGTGCACCGGACTGATATGTGGGTGTGCCTAGAATTGTAAAATGATCCTTTAAGTTATATAAAAGAATTTCATTGTTTTTACTCAAATCTAATATTATTTTAGGTTCTTGGCGCAAAATTCTATGTACCATAAATGCGTACATAAGAGTATTATTACCGTCAGTTGTACCTAAACATATTGGAATTTTTTTACTACTGTTTCTATAATGATACATTATACCAACACCGTATAAATTTTGCAAAAAGTCACCCATGAATTTAGACAATACTTTATTAGCATTTGTTTTATTATTTTGTGCATTACTTTTACTAAGACCTATAGTTATATCTTTACCATTTATTTCTAAAACATATTTTTTGCCATTGTGACCTACACTAATATGCGTGTTATTATTTATATTAAAATTCATAGTATATAAACACCATTTCAATGAAGTCGTAGGGTTATTTCCAAAAAGTTTCGGAGTATCACGCGTAATACCCCATTGTAACATACTCCAACCCGGATCGAATAAACTTCCGAGTGTAATCAAAGGTTTTAAATATCGTGTTTTCTCATTTTTTGAAGATTCTATTAGAGCAGATATTTGATTACCCGAACCACCCGATTTAGTAGTAGATTGACTTTTTTCTGAATCAAGTATTACGTTTAATCGTTTTTCTTTTGTTGTAATAGACGTCGATAATCCATATTCTTTAACCCATTTCGTTTTAAATATTTCATTAAGTTTTAGTTTAAGTATTTTTTCGAACCCCTTTTTAGCTTCAATAATATTATTTTCATTTGTTATTTTTCCTTCACTCTCTTTTATAATATTACCAATCGTGGTAGTTACTTTAAATTTTGGTACTTCATTTTTACCACACAAAGTTTTTGCAATACCACTTTTTAAAAACTGGTTAAATGAACCTGTATAAGTTTTATCGTGTACAATATCTAAATATACTAAAAACAAAAAATCTATATTAAAATCTTTGTCGTCGTCTGCGATTAAATCTATTTCTTTTTTGTTAAATTTTATACTTGCGTTTTCTATAGTTTTTATTATACTAGATGTCTTTTCATTGAGTTTATTAAATGGTATTTTTTGTCTTTTTATGGATGTTCCCGTTAATAACTGTGACTTTGAAATGTATTTAAGTGCTCTAGGTATATTTTCTGATTTATTATTACTTATATATTGTGATTTATTATTAAACATTTTTATAACATTCTTTTTTGTTACCTTTGGTAGTGGTGTTTTTGTTTGATTATTATTTCTTGTTACTGAACGTGGTGTTTTTGTTTGATTATTATTTCTTGTTACTGAACGTGGTGTTTTTGTTTGAGATCTTGTCAATATTTGTCTTGTTACATTTGACCCTGGTGTTTTTTGAGAATTATTAGAAACTTTTCGTCTTTTAAACCTGAAATCTGGTTTTTGGGGAGCCGTTATACGTGTTCCTAAATTAGTATTAGTATTTGGTGTTGTTGTTTGAGAATTATTAGAAACTTTTCTTCTTTTTGTTGTAGGTTTGGTACTAAAAAATTTAAATGCACTTTTTAAAAAGCTCATTACTGATATTAATCAATATTTTATTCTTCTGTGTTATACTGAAACAAATTTAGTATATCTAAAAAGTAGTCCATGGACGCATTTATAAAATCACCCCCGTAATTTTTTTGTAAAATATTATTTGTATCGTAAACTACAAAAAGTGCGAATATGAGCGAACCTATTTTTGCGTATTTCTTTTTATCTGGACTAAATAGTCTCGATACTAGTAATGCTAAGAGAGCCAAGAAAAGAAAAATACCCATAGGTCTAAAATCTAAACCAAATTGTACACTTAAAAAACCCAAAACAAACAAGGCTATGAATATACCGACAACTTCGAGAAGAGATTCCTTAGCGTCAGCTTGTGGAGATATGTACGCACCTATGAGTGCGGATATAAGTGTGAAAATCATAAACTTAACCGGTAAACTCATTTTTACAAAAACTAGGGTTAAGAACAATCCGAGTAACAATAATAAATTCAAAAGTGCATTTCGCGCCATAAAATCGCTATATTGTGGATTTTCTACAACTGTTTTTGCAGATTGGTACGCAACGAGACCTTGGAAAATTAGATTTGCGAATACCGCGCTCATAAAAGTTCCTTTATTTTGTAATTGCATTGTTTTATATTAATACTGAATATAATTTTCTGATCTCTGACGCCTCCTGTGTATGACAATTCCGAGTGTGAGTGCTATTATCCAAGCTTGGAATTGCGTGAATCCGTAAGGTTCTTCGACCGTGAACATTTATTTTAATAGAGTATAAAAAATCAAAGGTGTTTGCGACACACGGCTTTATACAAATCATTACCACCTATAAGTTCTCTTCTAGAGTTGTTGACGATACGTTTTGTGAAAGGACCGTGTGTTCCATCCATACACTCCATACACATGGCCGATATTTTGAAAACTTTATCGGCGAGAGGAATACAGTCTACGATTTCACCAAACTTTCTTTGTTTATAATCACCATCTAAACCCGCTAATAGAACGGTTTTATTATTGTCGAGTGCCCTTTGTACAAACTTTTTCAAACCCCTAAAAAACTGCGCTTCGTCAATGGCAATGACATCGGCGTTTTCGTATTTCAAGTCGCGTAGATTCTTTACTTTTACACACTCAAACTCTGTATTATCGTGTGTTTTAAGAACACTTTCGTGTGATCGTGTATCCTTATACGAATTTACAACGAGAATACGTTTACCTATGATTTGGTACCTTTTTAAACGACGAACGAGTTCGGTCGTTTTTCCGGAGAACATGTTACCCATAATAATTTTCAAACTCATTTTATAAATACACGAATTATTTTTTTATATATTTAATGTATAATACAACATAATGTATTTTAATACTTATGTTATAAATTTGGAATCACAGAAGAAACGATACGAAGTTCAAAAAAAGAAACTTAATAATGTTGGTATTTATGCTACTCGTATAAATGCATATTATAAAAAAGATATAGAAAAGAGTGAAATTAAAAAATATTTTGGACATTTTAGTTTTTTATATCCAGACACTATGATTGGTTGTAATTATAGTCATTTACAAGCTATCAAATATTTTTTAGAAAATGATACAAACGATGTCGCACTTATACTTGAAGATGACGCGTTTCCTCTTTTTTCTAATGTTTCTGAATTACGTAAAAAATTAACAAACATTAATTGGGATATGCTAAGTTTACATTGCGATGGTTTATGTCCCACAAAAGGAGTTAGACCGTATTACCTTAGTGGTTCTGCTGCCGCGTATTTTATAACACGAGAAGGTGCACGTAAATTATTAAAACATAAACTTACGAATTATATTGATAGGAAAACGAACTATATAAAAAATTTTAAAAAACGTATTGATAAACAAAATTCATTTTGGACGGATGAAGATGGTATTATGAGTGGACAATCAAGTACTAATAGAAACGATAAAAACTCGTCGTGCCCTTCTTTTATTGAGAGTATATCATCTTATTTAATGAATAGAGGTGAAAAGACATTGTGTCACTTTAAAAATTACAAATCTTTTAAAATTCCAGGTATAAATAAAGAAATTGTATATAGTGAAATCGTTTTAACATTATCATGTATATTTTCATTAATCATAATAAAGAAAACACTCTTAGTATAATAAAAAAAACACTATGGAAACACTCAAAATCAAACGAATAAATTTAGAAGCTACTTTACCGACACGCGCGTCTCCGGGTTCGGTCGGTTACGATTTGTATAGTTTGAACGATATAGTCATTGAACCACAGTCTAGGGAAATCGTGAGTACGGGTATATGTGCGTCTATACCAATGGGGTGTTACGGTCGAATTGCACCGAGATCCGGTTTATCCGTAAAGTATGGAATACACGTGGGTGCTGGTGTGATTGACCCCGATTATACGGGTGAATTAAAAGTGTGCCTTTTTAATCTCGGGAACGTCCCGTTCGAAATTAAAAAGGGGGATAGAATCGCCCAGTTAATTTTAGAGAAGTGTTTAACACCTTTGATTGAAGAAGTGGATGAGTTGAATAAAACTATGCGCGGAAACCGTGGTTTTGGATCATCGGGTACGAACTAAATTAGTTACCAAACGCGACACCACCCATACCATTCTTAATCCTGAGAATGTTATAGTTGACCGCGTACGCGCGAATCATATCAATATTGTTATTTGAATCCGATAGACCGTTTATTTTTATCGTAGCGTTATCGATTCGCGAAAAGTTCAAGGTACCCGTTGGTTGAGATTTGTTCATGGTAAGAGAGAATGGCCATGTATATATTTGTTCCTCGGATAAACTATCCGAGAGAACCGAACAGTGTCTCGTTGGAACAACGTGTCTGTGGTATTCGCTAGACATGTTTTCGAACAAAGCAACACCGTTTATGTACATGGAAGCATCTGAAAATGTGTATGCTGTAGTATCATTGTTACCGGCGGCTATATGAATGGCCTTAACTGGGTGGTTAAAGTACGTAAGGTCTATAGACTTATCCGTTCCATTCATTGGTTGGTATTGTGTTTGTGTGATAAGAAGTTCGTGTTCGCTTTTCGTGAAGAATTCGCGTTCTTGTGTGTCGAGGAATACATACGACGCGTATACTTTTGGTTTACTTGAAGGTTGGAAAGTACCGTTTCTACACTTAATTCTTATTTCGACTTCGTGGTATTGGAGACCGACGAGTGGTAAAGATTTTGTCCAGTCTTCGCTAAAGAAAAATGGAATTACGTAAGAATTGAAAGAATCATTAACACCTTGTGTTTGTGTTGTTACTGCACAAGTCGCCTTTGCTTGAGATTCATTATAAAGTGTGTTATGTACGGTATTGATAAACAATGTATCCAATTTACATACTTCTTGACCACCGATCCAAAGTGTAAATTCGGTTGGTGTAGTTTCATCCGATCTCGTATTCGCGGATTTAAAAATAGAATCGTCATCATTATTATGGTTAATATTGGGATTTTCAATCCAAACGTAACTTAAAAGATCGCCCTTGGATTTGATAGGGATAGAAACTTCGTTCCCCGAACCAAACGTTCCGATATAATCGAGTCGTTCTGGTTTAATGGCAAAGTTAGTGTGACGTTTATAGTTTTGTCTGAAGAAGGAGACTTGTGGGTCGCCTGTGATGTAGACATCTTGGGCACCGACCGAGACGAGGTCAATCAAAGCAGCTGAC